CGATAGAGTCCATTTGAGAACCGCTAGCGAATGCAATACTCACAATATCAACGAGGCCTGATGTGCCAGGGACCGTTGTATTATCCACGCTCTGAACCGCTGCAAATCCGTCTGAATCAATATCTTGCTGTTGATCTCCGATACGTTCAAAGGCCACATCCCAATCAATGTCGCCACTGATTGCTGTAGTCATTGCATAGTGGATATAGACCGTTAAACCGCCGCCACCGTAATGACGCGGCATAACACCAGAAAATACAGCGCTCTCGTTAGTGGTATCATCAAAATCTAAAACAAGATGATTGTTCCGCGTGTCCAGCGTTGCGTAATTGCTCGACGGTGGCTGGTTTGCTTGAGGCGTGAAGACTAAAAGAGAATTCCCGGAAGCCATTATTTATTCCTCATTGCTGTTTTAAGCTGTGAGATAGTGCGGGTAGATAAACCATGCTGCGAGCGAAGGTTATTAATCTCATCAATTAGTACCAAAACAAAGCGCCGAAGTATCCCAACATCAAGCTGTAATATTTCGCTATCCTCTACTGCCTGTACTTCAGCAGCATTTACCACATCTTTTGCTGCCTGATCCATCTCAGATATTACATCGTCAGTAATCACCCAATACTTGGGCGGAACACCGACAACCGCTGATAAATTAGGCTCTATAATCCAATCAACTGCTGGATAATCTGGTGTATTGGCGGATCTTAGTAGTTGTTTTGTCGTTCTATTTAAGACTATAGACATTAGCTACCTGCTGGAACTGTAAGTTCATATGTGAATTCAATTGAGTCACCATCAATTACATTAATCTCAGCGAATACAGATCTATCTAAGAGAGTTCCAGAAGTAGTAGCAGAAAATACTCCGTGCTCTGTAATAGCAAGAGTAGATGTATAATTATTAGTACCTACAGTTTGATAGATATTAGCTGAAGCACCTTCGGCAGTTGTTCCCGTAGCTCTAGAACCACCATAAGGAGTACCTAAAGCTGTATCAGTTATATTCTCTGCAACTATGCCAGTACCAGAATCATGATATTTCATAGTTTCTACTTCTGTACTATTCTGAAAAGCATCTACAATAAAATTAACACCGGCTGTAGTTACGGCTTTCGTAGATACTAACCCAATATTTTCTCTATTGCCATCTGGTGATACTTTTACTGCATACAGTCGTCCAACTGGAGTGATCTCTCCTCTCCATCCTCCTAACCATCCTGCTGTTTCTCTAAGTACTCGAAAACGTAAAAAAACTTCCAGCCAAAAGGTACGAAAGCTCTTTCTAAGTGCGTTAATAATTTTCATTCTGTACGTCCTCTCTTAGCTGTTCCATTTTTAATTGCACGATCCAATTTCCAAGATCTGTAAGGGCGTTGAATATTAATTCGACACCATCGTTTAATATTTTCCCACATTATGTATACCCTAAAGTTAATATAACTTCATTTACGCCGGGAGCACCTGTGTTAGCATCTGCTAATCCAGTAGTTGCTGCAACCGAGATCGCAGTATCAAAAGCTAGTCCTTGTGAAATATTAAGAACAAAGCCTCCACCATTTACATCTCCAGATGTAGGAATAGGAAATGTTATAACAGGGGTAGTTGTGCCTACAGTAACGTCAGCTGCTGTGGCATTATAAAATTTCAAATAGAGAGGTGCAGAAGACATGTTCATGCAATGAATCAGATAAATCTGACCAGCAGTAGCCTTTACTTCCTCTTCTGTTTCATCTAAATCTAAAGACCTAAAGATAGTGCAGCCACCTGTATCGGTTGGTGCAAGCCATGTAAAAGCCTTTTCTAATTTGGTTGTCATATAGACCTCAATAAAAAATGAGAGTGGGGCCGAAACCCCACACTCTATTTACTAACTTAGTCGATCAAGCAGTAACCTAGCGCCAAGCCTTCAGGACGAAGAACTTTACGACCCCAAACTTGCAAACCGCGAACGATATCTGCAAAGGTTGAAGTATCACGTACTGTCTCAATGGTATTCAGAGCCGATGCGGAAGCAACTGCACTCATATGACCAGCAAGAACAAACTGATTAGAAGTACCACTGAAAGAACCTGTACCCGTCCAAGAAGGAAGGTTATTAGATTTATACAGTTGGAAACCACGCAATTTACCCGATGCTACTAGACCATTACGAAGTCCACCATCACCTTGGTTGTAATCCACTGACATTAACTTACTAGAAGTCTGTGCTAGCTCTTCATAGAAAGCTGGTTCAGCAACTACCCAACGATTTTCTTCTGGAACATTCTGATCATCCAACAGACGAGCTAGACGAGCTAACATATCTAGAGGATCAGTTTCACCAGTGGTATGCCCAGTGTCAATAGGAGCAGAAGTGGAGCCATAGGTATTAACACCAGTAGCCGCAGCCATAGCTGCAAACACATTAACATCCATAGCATCTTTCAGCTGGTATGCTGCATTGTCAGCAGCCAAAGACTGCCAATTAGTATGCCCGAAACGTTTTTCCAAATCATCAACTTTGAACTGGAATGCTTTGGCTTGATCAATTGTCAAGACCAGTTCCTGATCAGTCAATGCCGTATTGGTCAGCGTCTCACCACGAGCATAGTCATACACAGAAATTGTCGGTTCCTTGACAATGTTGACCGTGTCACCATATGAAGCAATTTCCCCAAAATAATCCGTATTGGTTACTGCTTCGATTACAGACGACTTACGAAAAGCAATCTGGATTTTTTTACTAAAGATTTCAGGAGACCAAAATTGGTTTGCCTGACCTGTAATTGCACTGCCAAAGTTGACTGTGCTTGAGCCTTCAAATGAAGCCATAGTTATTCACCTCGTTTTATTTATTATGGTTATCGAGGTGTATTCCTCAATAACCTACCCTTGTACTATCCGTCCTTCTTTAAAGGCAAGATCTAATTCTTCTGCTGCCTCTTCATATTGCTGAATGGATAGTTGTTCTATTTCAGAAGTAGTCCAAACCTTTGCTTCTCCTGCATTAGGATCAACAGAATCTTTAATCAATACAGCTTCAGCTGCATCAACTTCTTTTTTCTTTTTAGGTTTCTTTACTTCTTTTTTGTCAGATAATATTCCAGCATCGCGTTTGTAAAGATCAAGTGCTCTAGCTGCTAAGGTAGCATCTGTAGGATTATCATAAATCCAATCCTGAATCGTTGCATGTTGAGACTGTGCCCACTCTTGAAACTCATCAGATTCTGCTATCTCATCAAAGTCAGGATGTAATTGTCGTAAAACTAATGCAGCTTCTCTAGCAGCGGACTCAAATTCCTTTTCTCTGAGTTCTGCTATCTCTGCTTTAACTTTTTCTAACTGTTCCTGTGCTTGTGTCTGAGCTACTGACTCTACTACGTCATATACATCCGGGTATGTTTCCTTAAAAGTAGCCAGTTCTTCTGGGGTTTTAGGAATAGCTTTCGGTGCGGTAGAATTAATACGTGCGTTCAGCTCTTTTTCTTTTGCTTTCCACTCGATTAATTTCTTATCATAATGACGTTTGCCATCATCATAACGCTTTTTATAGTCTACTTTTTTATATTTAGTAGCTTCTTCTTTTTCTGGAGTTTCTTCTTTTACACTCTGAGTAGCTTCAGGATCGTCTTTTAGGACTTCTCCTGTAGGGTCTGAGTATGCAAGAGAACTATTTGGACTTAAAAGACCTCTAGGACTCTCTTCTGATTTATTCCATGATTTCTTTGCGTTATAAGGATTTGCTTCTACTGCTTCTGACATATAATCTCCTAAGGGCTTGCATTGCAAGGTGGCCTAGCTGATTTCTAAAATGTAGGGGCCATTTCTGGGTAGCCTACGGTTTATAAGTCTCTAAGTGTATCTCTAAGAGACTTCATACTATGTATTAATTGGAGTTTTCCTTGATTAATACGTAATTCTTTATCTTCTACTGTATTCAGATTAGTAGTTAATATATTAAGTTCTAAGTATTTAAGATACTCTTCATATATCGACCAAGAATCCACTGTAGCAAAAAGTATTTTAAGTCTATTTTTTAATTTCTCATCCAACTGGCGCACCCTCTGGTGGTAGTTGCTCTACTCCGCTGAACTCTTCTTCACCCGGCATTGCTGGAACTTGAGGAGTTACTTCTCCTGCCATACCCTGAGGAGGAGGAGCTGCCTGTGGTTGCATAATACTAGCCATAATCTGTGCCTGATTCACATCATTGACTAGTTCATCTGGATCTAAGTCCATACTGTATGCAAGCTCTTTAATTAAAACAGGTATTTTAACAAAGGGAGCAATCATAGGATTCTGTACAGTTTGTAAGAACATTGTTAGACGTTGACTACGAACTTCTTTCTGAATAAGAGAATTAGTACCTGTAGCCTTTACATCCATATCCCCTTCTATATCGAGATCCCCTTCATAGTTAGCCATGTTCCATTGGAAAAAGGCTTCTCCTAAAGGTTTTAAAAGGAAGTCATCTAAATTCTTTACTACTGTTTTAATATTTAGAGATGCTGCACCCATAAGCATTGACATGCCAGCAGCTGTACGAGTTGTACTTTGTACTCCTGTCTGTCCATGTGAATAACTAGGCATACCAGTAGCTTCATCAGCAAGCTGACGGAACTTATCAAACATCATCATATTTTCAGTTGTAGTATTAGGTAATTTAAGACCAAAGACTGCCTGTCCGGGCATACCTGCTTGTCTTTTAAAGATCTTACCAGCATACACTTCCATAGATTGTCCCGGTACAAGAGCAGACTCATCTACATCTAATATAATATTACCTGACAATGCTAGATTATCTATAGCCATTCTTGCATGGCCATTCATTATCTGCTGTGCATCATCCATATTCTCAGCAACCCCAATTCCAAAAATAGAATAAGGATTCTTCTCATATGGGAAAGCTAAATAAGGAATACGAGCAGGTTTAAATGGGTTAGCAACTAAGCGTAGTATCTTTCCTCCAGATATCCAAGCATTAATCTGTACATCATCTACATCATCTACTAATTCATCCAAGTCTAATCCAGCATCACGGACAGCTTTGCCTTCCATAATACCCCAATATTCTAGTACTTCATATCTATCTTGTTCTGGAGCTATGCCTTCATCATTCTTGATAAAGGTTTCAAAATCTTTATTTTGGTAGTTAGCTCCACCTCTCAATAACTCATTGATCTCTATAGATTTAAAATGAGGACGATTCTTCAATCCTCTAACTTGAGAGCGGTTTAGTCTATGACGATGAATTACCCATTCAGCTTCTTCTAAAGCATTCGCATTAGGATCTGGGTAGAAATTCCAAAGACTCACAAATTCCAATCGAGGAACTTTAGTGGTCTCTGGAACATACTGCCTACCTTCTTCAGAAGCTTTCCATTTATGGATAGTCTTCTTATAATTGAATGGGCCTTTTACAATACCTGTTCCAAGTAGAGCGGATTCAAAGAGTGCGCTACGCACTTCTGAAGAACCGTTCGATTCTGCAATCTGATCATGGATTAACTTCTCCATATTTCTAGCTGCTTCTTTAGCAGGAGAAATTTGAGGTACATTAGGATCGTTACTTGGGCCTTCTACTAAAGGTATATCTTTATACTTATCCAGACCACCTGTTAAGACCGATCCCGGCCCTAAAGTTTGTCCATCACCTTCATAACCTAGATCTAGAGGGTCTGTTTCTACTTCCATCTCTTCCATAGGAAGATCTTCTGGAGAAGTTTCTATACCGGGATGTGCATAATTTGCAATTCCAGTAGGGATAATAGTATTCTGAATAGTTATAGGAAATTTATTACCTGCAAATACTACATCTACTAACTGTCCATAGGCAGCTAATACTTTAGTTTTGGTAATTTTAACAAAGACACGAGATTTTTCATTCTCTTTAAACTTAACATTCTTACCATACAGTCCTCTATAGTTTCTGTATGCAGTGAGCCACCGATCTTCATCATGCTGTCTAGTTCTTACAGCAGAATCAAACTTATTAACAACATCCATTGCCAAAGTAGAGATTAATACTTCTGCTTTTGGATCTTCTGTATCAGAAGCTGTCTGAATAGTTTCAGCTAAAGCATCGTCTGCTGATACAAAAGGCTGTTCCTGCTCATTAATATTTAAAAGTTGTTCAGGCATTTAAGCTCCAAAAATAGGATCGGCTGGTTGGTACATGGTTCTCTCTTTCATAGTTTGCAGTAAATCGTAGGTAGATTCCCTACGTGGTCTTGACATTAGTCCGTAACGTAGTGCATCATAGGCATGGTCTTCTGCTTTAGTATCTACATCTTCTGGTTTATTTTGATCTAAAGGGAGGTTTTCCATCTCTCTTATTAGATTGATACAGTTATTAAATATTTGAAGTCCGGGTCTACCCTCTCCAACAAGTTTTAGTCTCTCATGGATTTGGATCTTACCTGCAAGTCTGTTTTTATCTGCTGGACGTAGCTTATGAGAATAAGGAGGCATACATAGAGTTTGTCCTATAGTAGGCCCAGTGTATCCTGTTCTATTCCAAGCTGCTGTATCTAATACTCCTGGGATAGATATTGCATCTCCTATCTCCATCTCAATCATCATCTTAGCAAGATCATCAGCTGTAAGTCCTTTTGCATACAGTTCTCTATAACAGATAATAGTCCCATCATTAGGATCTACTGCAAACCAGAGACATGCTGAGGGAGCTGCATAACCATAATCAACTGCCTTGAAACGCTGCCAATGCAAAGGGATATCAAAAGGCTCTACTACATGAGTATCTCTGTAGAACTCTGGGAAGGCTAC